AATCATTATTAGTCTGCATTTGAGCAGAGAAAGTTACTGATTTAGAACCAGCTAAAGCCACATTTTCATTAACCTCAGAAGCAATCATTCTTGGAGTAAAGAAATAATTATTTTCTTTATTCAAAGCAGGAGAGAATCCAGCATCAGCTACATAAGATGACTGGCTACCATCAACTGACTTACCAGAAGTAGTTTTAATATTAAACGTAGTTGCTGTTTCAGAGAATGTTTGCATCTGAACAGAAGGGGTAATAATATCGTACTGGATATTTCTGCTGGCTTTAACAAAAGTTCCACCAGTATATCCACTAGTAGTAGCTGCAGTAGAAACAGAGAATGTATATGAATCAGGATCTACGTTACCAATAATCTTAGTAGTAAATATTTCAATAGCAGGGATACCATTAATTGGAGCTACATATTGGAAAGTAGAACCAGCAGCAATAGCTACGCCAGAATTAGCAGTAAGCGTCAATGAAGTATTACTTGCAATAGAAGAAACAGAACCAATTAGAACATCTTCTGAACTGTAAAGAGCAGAACCAACAGCTAGTTCAGTAGTAAACGCAGTTCCAACACCAGTAACAGTAGTGCTACTTGTTGAAGCAGTAATAGTTCCAGTTCCTAGATCATTACAGTTAACTGCAGAGATATCTACAGTAGAACCAGTTGGCATGCCATGATCATAATGCCACATACGAACAGTTGTTGAACCAGAAGCAGTTTGGAATGGATCAGTATCTAGAGTATCGTATGGAACTGCGTCATTAACAAACTCAACGTCGCCAATAACTGAAGTATTAAATACAGCACGATTAATTGTAAACTTAATATCAGCGTTATCGTCTTGAGTCCAAGTAGATGCGTTTTGTGATTTAAACATTACACCAGCATATGGTTGAACGGAAATAGTTCTTCCTGAGCCTGGGATCTGATCACCCATGTAAGATATCCAAACATTATAGTTGTTTGAATCAGACTGAAGAACGAAACAATATTCAGTGTTATCCTGAACGTAAACTGGACTTTCAAACACGAATGATGTTGGTGTATCATAACTACGTTTCTGAGTACCATCTGGCATAGTTACAAAATTCGCGGATAAATTAACTTCTTCTGAACGCTTTGTTACAACGCTAAATGGAAGGATAGTTTTACCTGGAGTTCCATTTACCATCTCACGAACTTGTAGAGTAACTGGTAGGTTATCATCTTTAGTAGCAAAGAATACATCAATAGATGTTAGGAATGCGCCACCCTTTTGTTCAATTAAGAATGATTGCGCCAGTGGATCATACCAACCAGTGTCTACAACTGAAACTACTTGTGAAGATACATTGTAGATAGTTTGGTTACCAGAAACTTGTTCTTGAACTAATGATGCATTTCTTACAGCATTAACAGTTGCTTGTTTAGTAATTAAAGTGCCATCGGCAACATAATTAGCAATGCCACGCGAAGTGTAATCACCATTATATGTTGAAACATCAACTAATTTAAATTCCCTAGTACCAGTTCTGAAACGAACAGCATCAGTTTGTGGAATATTAAATAAGAATTCTAATTCACCAGCTGAGTTTGTTGCAAGTGTAGGTGTTGGTGTTATTGAAACAACAGTACCCTGTGCGCCACTATTTGAACCAGAAATAGTTTGACCATTTGAAAATCTACCCCAGACGTTTACAACGCTTAAACAGTAAGCATCATTTTCATCAATGTATACATTAACAACTACCGCTGTTGCAGTTCCAGCGCCATTTGTAATAACATCACCAGTATTTAAACATACTTGAGAGTCACCTTGAATTCTACGTGCAGTTGCAGCACCTTGGCCACCTACGTTTACTTTATAGTTGAAAGTGCCAGAAGTTGGAGTGTAAACCAATTTCTGAGCAGCTGTACAATAAGCAGAAACATCAACTCCATCAAAGTATGGATAGAATCGTGTAGATGGTTTTAGTTTATTAGCCTGAACTAAAATATTTCTTGAACGAATATATGGGATAACTGTAGTTGAAACTGTACGATCATCAACTTGTTCATAGTCAGTTTTTAATTCTAGTTTTGTATTAACACCAGATCTAGATTGACCAACAGCAGTGGCAAACGTATCTGATGTTATGATAAGATTTCCTGAAGTCTGCACTATTTGGCCAGTTTTTACTGGATCACCGATCCACTGAGTTGTCCAAGCACCCCAAACAGTTCCAAGAACACCAGCCTTTTCAGAAAGAGTCTTTATAGTATTATAGTTACCTTCTACTTGTTGAATAATATCAGGCATTCTAGTAGTCTCAAACCAATCATCTGTTGGTGGACTTAACTGAACATTACCAAGGAAAGTAAAAATAGCAAATGGGTTGATGTTCTCAGTACGAGAAGCGTATGTTTGTGTAACTATTGGCTTTGTAGTATATGGTAGTGTAATAATATCACCAGTCAACTTATAGTTTGCTCCAGTTCTAGCAGAATCATTTGAGAATTTTTCTAATAAGTTTGCATTGTATACTGTGTAGAATGGACGAAGGGTGTTTTCCTTCATATCAATAGCGCAGAAATAATCTGCAGAATTAGAATTGCCTAGATTATTCCCTGCAAAATTATCAACAACGAAACCATTTTTTGTTCTTTCTAAACCAGTACTATCCTTGATAGACAAAGAATTGGTTTCTTGCTCGAGCATACTTAAAGCAGTATAATATTCTAGGGTATTAATACGTTTTTCAAGAGTACCAATATCACGCATAGTGTATCGTTTATTATCAACCTTAGAAGATAATACATTAGATTGAGATGCATTAAACGTATATGCGCTTAGATCAACAGTGTAAAGTACCATGCCCAAAGCAGGGTCTGATGGATATCCTGGAGTTAAAGATGATACACCAGCAATATCAAATATTAGACCATTAAAGTCAATAGCAATTTTATCTTTTCTTGGTAGATAGTAACTATAATCAGCAGTGACTGCTTGACCACGTTTTGGAACACCAGAAACGATACCACCAGTACCAATAAAGTTTTTAGCTCCAATAGACTTATTTGCAACACGTGGACGGAAGTCAATCGCATCTCTTAATTCAGCAGGGATCTCTTTGTAGTCAATACCACTATATGAGTTAACATCAAAATAATCACCAGCACCATGTTCAAAATATTGATATGTTACTTTAATTGGATTTGATGGAGCAGAAAAAGATGGCTTTAATGTTAGAGTTGCCCAGTCATAATGAGTAGATCTTTGGCCATTGTCAATTTCATAACGATCTGAAATATCAACAGTATACGCTGAGGAAGCTGGAGTAGTTCCAAACGCAGCACCTGGAGCCATTGTAATACTTACAATTTTAAACAAGTCAGCTTTATCAAGGTATATTACACTGGCTTGAGCAGCTACAGCTGTAGTGAATGTCTCTGAAGTATTTGTTAGAGTTTTAGTTTTCTCGAATCCAGAACCATTACGAATAACTGTTGCAATAACAGAGATCGAACGACCAGATTGCGCAGATGGAACAGTAATACTGCAAGTTGAACCAGAAGGATTAATAGCGTCTGGAGTAATAATAGAGCCACCAGCAGTTGCATCATTATCAATAACAAGATAATTTGTAGGTTCTGCTGTTGGAGCAAAGGTTCCAGAAGTGCTTAGAGTCAACGCTTGGCCAGTAGCAGTTTGTGTAAATTTCTGTTGGCAATAGAAGGTTGTATTATTAGTACCACCGCTACCAGCTGTTCTCATAGAACGAACTGCTTGGTACGGGAGTGGGAAAATTAATGATTGTTCCTGTGGCTCAAGAATCTGTGTTGTGCACTTAGAGATAGTTGCACCAGTAACAGTTATTGAAGCATCAACTGTAATTGAGTTTTGATCAGTTACTGCAGTTACTTTACGGTATGATGTAGTTGAAGCAGAAGTAATTGCAACAAGATCATTGACACGCAAGTCAGTTAAGAAAGAAGTTCCAGTACCAGCAATAGTAGTGCTTGATGCTGTAACTGAACCAATTAATTGCTTAGAAACAGGACTAATATCAGCAGTAAAGTTTAAGTTGGCGTCTGATAATGGAGCGTATGAAAATGCTTTAACATCAGTATTGAATGCATAACCTGGATTCATCTGAACATCAAACAGCCCAAGTTTGTAAATAGCGGAGTATCCAAATGGTAAACCATTATGCCATTCCATGAAACGAGCACGAGCATATCCAACAATAGTTCCTTGCGCTAAACCACGATTACCAGAACCAGTTATACTATTATATAATGTAATTTGAGCAAGACTATCAATTGGAGGTAAATTGTTTACGTTAGTAACTAATACATAATTGCCAACAGTGGTATCAACAACTGAAGCAGTAGCCTGAACATAATCTCGTGCTTTAGGGACAGGAATATATGTTATAGCAGTCTTTTCAATTTCATATCCACGAACATATGCTTTACCTGATTCAATACCAATAGCAAGTTTTGCCTCATCACCATCCATATTAATACCACGATTATATGCTGGCGCTGAATCAAATTGCCAGTTAACACCAGTAGCACCTGGACCATCATATGCAGAAGCAGATGTATGAGTTGGAGGAGTTGTAATTGATGTTGCTGAATTCAAAGCAACATAAGTGTAACCACCATATGAAACAATATCACCAATTAAGAATGGGGTATTAGAAGTCCACGCACCACGATTATTGTTACGGTGTTCGCGAATATCAATACCAAAACCATTAACAGTATAGTCACCAGACTCATCATATGTGCGACGAGCCAATTCCTCACCAAGTAAAGAATAATCAGTTTTATCAACAATAGTTTTAATAGAACCATCTGTTACACGAATTAATTCTACGAAGTTTGAGTCAAGGATTGAATTAACTGCAAGTTTTGTTAAAGTTAAGTCAATATAAAAACGATGTGCACCTGGAGCAGCATAGTTAAAACTATTTTGCGCATTATCAAGTAAAGTTTCATCTTCTTCTGGAGTAATAATTTCTTCAGAAACTAAAAGACCAATACGATATGTTGGTGATGTTGTATATTTGTCAAGAACAATTGTTTGTTTTTCAACTAAACAGAAATGACCATTGATATAGTAAACACCAGAATTAATAGTTGCAGTTGAACCTTTACCGATAGAGTCATTTGCAGAACCGACTTGAACAGAGTATACACTATCCTCAGTAACTAGAACTTCATTAACAGCAAAAGTTTTAGTTGTTTTATTTGTACCAGATTGTTGGTAGTTCAAATAAAGAGTAGTTGGATCATTATTTTCTGCGCTTTGTGTAAGAAATACGGTGGCTCTTACACCAGTAGTTTGACCAATTAAAGTTTTACCATTCAAATTAGTAAGGAATGTTTCAACAGCAACACCATTATACAATGAAATTAGTTTTACATAATCTGCGCCATTACCAGGCTGTGTAATAGTCTGAATAGATGCTTGTCCAGGAATAACCATGGCACCCTGTTTAAAGATGGCATCACCATGTCGCTTAATTTGATTCTGCAGAATACTCTGCATTTGAGTTAGTTCGCGAGCCTGAACCGCAAATGATGGGCGATATAGAATACGATAAAACTTTTTAGTTTCGTCGTAGTCGTCGTTATACGGTTCGGTATTGAAATCTAGCATTCTTTTACTCTTTAAGTTATTTGTTTATTTATGTTAAAAGTTTATAACAGTTCTCAGAGTCACGTTTTGATCAGCAGTAGGAGTGAACGCTACTTTGTTATCTATGAATAGTAAGTGTCCTGAATATTTATCTGCTGTTGGAGCAGTTACACCTGATGCAGAGAAAGTATTTCCTGCGGCATTAACAAACACGTTACCAACAGCAGGAACTGCGTTATCAAGAGATTGCAATAGAACTCCAGTAGCTGTTAAAGCGACAATCCTAAACATTGGTCCAGTTGCAGAACCTAAGTTTACTTGCATATCTTGAGAGAAGTTATTGATATCAATAGTCCCAGCAATAACATAACAAGCAGAAGCCAAACTAGAAGCCAAGTTACCATATGCTCCAAATTTTCTTGGATTTTTAATTAGACCAAGTTGACGAAAGTCATTATTTACAGTAAATCCTTGGTTAGCATCCTTTGATATGTTACTGTAGAACATTAATTTCTTGGCGAACATACCAGTAATAGGATCTTTACCATGACCACCATATGGAGCCATTACACCACGAGCGACAGCACCATTACCACCACCTTGATCAAACGCCACTTTGCACCAGCGATAACCAAGACCATAGTTTAAAACTTCAATCTTATTTATTCTACCATTCACTACTCGCGCAATGGCAGAAGCACCAGTCCCATCACCAGTAATAGTAATAGGGAAATCTGCACCATAACCATAACCGCCAGAGATAACTGGGTAAGCCATAATACGACCATCGGGTGTCAATAATTCAGTGTTTGCTTGTAGAGTATTAATATCGCCTGGAGATAAGTCTGCAGCTAACTGAGCAGCAGTTCCATCTCCACTTACTGTTAAGTTAGCGTAAGTATATCCAATACCACCATCGTCAATCTGAACCGATTTAATTTGACCATTAGTTATTAGTGGGATAAGTTTAGCTGCGGATTGAACACCAACAAAATAAGCAGTGGCACCACTACCAGCAGAAACTGGAGTAATAGTGGCAGTTGGTAAGGCAGAATATCCTGCTCCGTATTTTAAGTTAGCAGTACCAGTTGCAGTAACACCAGCATATTTTAAAGTAGCAGTACCATTAGTAGCAGTTTGTAAAACTGGAGTACCAAGAACTAATCCTGTTCCACCGCCACCAGTGAATGTAATTGTTGGTGGATTAATATAGCCAGTACCACCACCAGAAATTGTAATTGAGGTAATTGTGCCAGCAGAAACTACTGCAGTAACTACAGCATTACTTCCGCCAGTAACATCAGGTGCGCTTACTGTAAATGCAGGAGAAGAAGTATAACCAGTACCACCACTTGTTACAGGAATGGAAGCAACAGCACCAGCAATAGTTGGAGCAGTTGAAGCATGAGTAGTGCCAGATGCAGTTACTGTATAAAGTCTATTTGAAACATAAATCTGCTGGCCAATAGTAACTGCAGTATTTGCAGTCCAAGCAGTGCCAAAGGTTAGAGTTGGAACTGATGTATAAGAATCGCCTGAATTGGAAACAAACACTCGAGATACCGAAGTGCCATTCATAATTGCTTGACCGACAAAACCACTACCACCGCCACCAGTCATACTCAATGTTGGAGCAGAAGAATATCCAATACCACCGCTAGTCATTGTAATATCTAAAATAGAACCATTTAACACATAACCTGTAACTACACCACTAGTAACAGTTAGTGTGCCAGTTGCTCTAGTGCCGATATATTTCAATCCAGCAGTACCATTTGCAACAATACCCGATTTATGGTTAGGTCCAGGAGAAGCAGTAGTTCCTGAAACTGTACACTCATACATATTATTTAAAAATTCTACTTTCTGGCCAAGAAGAATACCAACACCAGCAACCCAAGTATTGGCTCCATTAAATGGAGGAGCAACAGTTAAAGTAGCACCTGAAGTATAACCTGTACCACCTGCAGAAATTGTTAGTGCATTTAATAACAATGGATCAGATGCTCTAAATCCATCGCCCGCAACTGTAATGTTTGCGAAACTATAATTCTGGCCAGCGTTTTCAATTTTAATATCTAAAATCTCACCACCAGAATAAAATTGTGAACGAATAGAGTTAACGACTGGCATATATACGTCAGTCAAGAATTTATTACGTAAAGCAATTGGAATACTGTACAAATATTTCCACATATATCCGTCAGGCATAATAACTGGATCTACAACAGTACCAACTGGTTTGTAAGTTGAAATTGCATTATTGTTGTTATCAAGAACTTTGTATACGTTAAAATCATCAGTAATAGCATAACAATTTGTGTCTTCTAGACGCTGTGCGCCAGATGGCGCAATATTAACAACTGCAGTTGCAGCAGCTGCAGCTCCACCACCACCAGAGATAGTAACTGTTGGGATAGATGTATAACCAGTACCACGAGAATTTAGTGTAATACCAATAATACTACCATTGCTAAGAATAGCTGAAGCTGATGCACCAGTTCCACCACCACCAGTAATAGTAACAGTTGGTGTTGATGAATAACCGAAACCACCAGCAATTAAATTAATACCTTGGACTTCTGTAGAGTATTGATCATCATACATATCCCAAACTTGACCAGTGACCCAATCTACTCTAGGGATTACGAAAGCCACATCGGTTGAGTTAAGTTCCTTTAAGGTAATAATTTCATTACGAGATTGTAATTCGTAATTGAAACTATCGATTGGATATGGAGGATTTGCCTCATCTGTCCAATTAATAGTTTTACCTAAAAAGTAGTAATAACGTGCACTACGATTCTGGATTTCATTATATACTGCGTCAGCAATAGAGTTGCTTAACGGAGATTTTAGTAATGATGACATTTAGATTTCCAATTAGCTGATTGTAACTACCCATGTAACAGCGATAGAATCACCAGCTGCTTTGTTAACTACAGGGAAGGTTGTGCGGCATAGCATAGTTCCAACAGATGCTGCGTTTAGAACTGCAGCTTCAGTAATAGCACCAGTACCAGTACCAGCTGGGAATGTGGCAGTATAAGTAATAGCATTGGCTGAGTTAGAACCAGAAGCCAAAGTAACACGACCAGCTTCAGTACCCAATGTAGTATCTGACGCTCCAGGTGTTGCAGTACCAGTACCAATAGCCATGTGTGACATAATATCAGAAGAAGTTCCTACCATACGAGAAGCAATGTATGTTTTACCAGCAGAAACTACTAAGTTTTTTGCTTTACGGATTTCTTTAATGTTACCATCTGGTCCACGAACAACTATCTCAAGTTCGCCAGTTGGTTTGAATGTATCGTTTAAGTTCATAATATCTCCTTAATTAGAAAGTTGTTGGTTCGCCAACGTAAGAACCAGTATCGTTTAAAAACCACCCAGCCTCAACGTATGGGTTAAATAAAATTTGTCCGCCAGAGTCAGTTGGGGAAACTGTAGAGTTTTCAGTTGGTCCAGCTAAAGTAGCATGGGTTCCAAGAGGTTTTGTGGAACTAAAGTATGGTAATGTTCTATTTAGTAATGTTCCAGTAAAGTCATTAGTACCTACCGTATCATTATCAAGGCTTACACCATTATTTAAATAATGATCATAAACTTGTGAATTAAGAATTTTAGAGATATTTTTAATCTCTAGATTATTACCTGATACTGCTGAATCTGATACCGTAATAGAAAGAATCTTTATTAGAGATTCAATAGCAGTCTGAATTGTAAATTCATTACGTAAATCATACTCACCAAACACTGCCATGCCAGCAGGGTGAATTAAATTCTTAACAATGGTTTTATATGTATTTAAAGATTGATCAATCTTAATAACATACGAGAATGCTTGGTAATAGTTACTATCTTGAATGTAAATCGCATCATCCAAGAATCCATCATTATTAACATAGTACCCTGGATATTTAGCAAGTGGTCCAAGAGACACTTTAATAATCGCAGGAGTCGTAGTAGTTGTAATTGAGTTCGCAGAACTGATACCGAACTCACGAATAGTTAGACCAGCATATGTTCCGTCAATAGCTGCTGGGCGTAAATTAGAAACAGATGTTAGTGAACTAGAAGTAGTTCCTGCAAAATTAGAAACAAGGGTTAAACTTGTATTACTTGCAACACTTAAAACTCTATACTGAACACCACCAAGTGTTATAAAGTCACCAAACTCAACTTGAGTAGTAAATAATGTTCCAACACCAGTAACAGTTGGGCTACCATTCGTAGCAGTAAGTGTTCCAGTTAAAACTGAATTTATCGGTAAGTTATAATCAGCAGTATTTAGAGATCCACTTTCTGCGAAACCATATGTGCTTTCTGAAATACCCAACGCAACAGATTTATTTGCAGGAGCCAAGAAACTATCAACTCGAGAAATAAGCACACCTTCTGTTGAAGCATTATCTTGACCCTTCTGTGATACAATTGACGATGAGAAATCTGTAGTGTATCCAGTTCCGTATTTAATAAATTGCGCCTGAGTAATACCGCCAGTGGAATTTACCTCGGAAACCTTCATAATACTTCCGTAACCTTGGAAGTTATTAATATTGTAAAGGTCGCCTACTTTAAAACCAGTGCCAGGTGCTTCAACTTTTAATGTAGATGTTGTTGGTAAAATTAAACCATTAAATACCAAATTATTATTATTATCAAGATAGCGTAACGTATCACCAACAGAAATTATACCAAAGAAACGACGATCTATGATAAACTCATAAGTATCATCAGAAATTCTAATTGCACGATCTACTTCAACCTCAACGTATTGGCGACGATCAACAAGAACGCGAACTACTTTAGATTGAGTAACAACGTCTACTAATTTACCAACAATGTCTTGCGGAGAACCAATAAGAATTTTTACGAAAACCGAAACGTCTTGATTCCATTTACCATCAGAAGCACGTAGCATCTGAGTAGATGGATATTGAAGTGTAATGTCTTTATTGAATAAAATTCTAAACAGAAGTTTATACGATGATTCACTACCTTTTGCAAGATAAAGATCTTTAATTCTTGATATTAAGAATCGCTCATCAACAGTTGAATATGGTATCTTTGCTGCTAATTCATCTTTAAAGTATGTAATAAATGAATCAAGAGTATTGTCAATATCTCTTAATGTGGTAGGATCTTTCTGAGTTGTTTCTAAAAACTCGTAGTATGCTTTTAAGAAATCAACGAATGTTTGATACTCATCCCTGATAAACTCAGGTAGCTGAGATGCTACTATAGACGAGACTTTAGGTCTTGTAATCATTATGAACGACTAGGAGTAAATGTGTAGTTATAACCACCACGCAAATCACCAGAAGCAGTTGGGTCTGGAAGCGCAGTTACTTTTAAGTGATCTTTAGCAATTTGAGCAATTTGAGTCAACGCTGATACTACGTCATTTGATAATGGACGGATAGAAATTTCTAAATCATTATCAGCAAGAGCAGTAATGTGTAAGTTCTTAATGTCAACAACACCTTTGGCATAATCAATATTACCAATTGTTGGATTTACAACAATCTTAATACCATTAGCACCGAATCTAAATAATCGAACATGAGCGACACCATCGTCATCAAGATAATGTATTTGATCACTGCCTGCGATATAGAAACCAGTGCTTCTAAAAGATTCTTCTGGTTGACCAGAACTAAAGATAGGGTTAATCATATTCAATATGTATTGAGCAGAAGTATTATATCGAACATTTAATTCTCTACGTAACAATACAGTGGTAATGTTATTTGTTATCGCTTGATCCGAGTTATCAATCAACTTACTTAGTTTTGAATATCTAAATACGCCATCAAAGCGACTCAAGTCATTTGCATTATAAGCATTGATAGTATTGGTAACACCAGCTGCAATTTCTGACGCTGTCTTAGCAGTAGCTTGTTCGTTATAATAAACTGTAACATCTAATGCGATATTAATGAATTCTGGATCAACAATAATAGGCTGAACTGAAACAACATTTCGTTGATCTAGAATTGTTGCGATTAATGCTGATTTTTGAGTTGTTGTTAACTTATCGGCATCCTTTGGTTTTATACAGATATAAACCTTGCCATAAACAGGAGGATTATTATCCTCGCCACCCCAACAAGTTACTGAAGCAGCATCAGAGAATTGTGAGTATACAATTGCTTTATAGTCATCTGGAGTAACTGCTCTGTTCTGAGAAGCATACATTCTTGGTGCATTAAAACGAATACTATCGATATCTTCCGCAGGTGCGCCATTGGCAGCAATACCAGTTGTTGTAACAGAGATTGCAGCACCAGAGATTAATGTCCCACCACCATATGTAAATTGACGTGCTTTATTTGGAGCATCTAAACTAGAAACGAAATAATTTAAGTGAACAATATTACCAGTATCTAAACTCTTTCCTAGATTACCATCACCGAATGTTAATTCATATAAACCTTCGTCAATTTCTTTAACCCAAAAACATTTTGTTGTGGAGTCAACACCGATTAGAGTTTCCGCTTTAGTAAATGTAGTATACACTGATGATGAAGCAGAATCTTGAATTCTTACTGTTAGTGTATTTAAATCAATAGCTGAGTTTGGAATAATATAACGAGTATTGGTTCCAACAGCAATATTAAATGTTAGTGGAGTACCTTCAGTAATTACCAAATTACTAAAAGTAAATACACCAGTAGAACTTGTGGTAACAACTGAACCAGTAGTATAGAATGTATAAGACGCTCCATCAATAGTAGTGGTAAACGGAGTAAATGCTGGTAGAGTTAAAGTAGTTGCTCCAGATCCAGGAGCAGAAACAGTAAGAGTAATTGTTGCTTTAGCGCAAGTAGCAGACCTTGGTGAGTAACCAAGCATCTTAGAAAGAGAAACTACGCTGTTACGTTTTCTTGCGGAATCAAGAAACATCTCATTGATAGCAAGGTTATTATAAAGAGCATTATAGTGAGTATTATATGCCAGAACGTCCAATAGAACAGACATGGCTGAACCTTCAAAATCGTAATCTTGAAATTCAGATTGCCCACTTAGGTATGTTTTTAGATTCTTTTTAATGTCATCAAAATCTAGTGTTGTGACATTAATCTTTTTATTTGAAGTTGCCATTTATCGTGTTCTCTGTAGCGTTAAATCTAGCGTGATTGGAGCAGTCGTATTTAATATTGTAAATTCAATAGTAACATTAATGGTCTGGTCATCTGAAGCTACGACGCAAATTATATCAATGATGTTAACTCTTGGCTCAAACGAGGTAATAACATCCTGTATTGTTCTTTTCAACATGGCGCCAAGCATTGGAGATGCTGGTTCAAATAGAAGTTTTCTAATTGGGCTACCGATCTCGCTATGAAATGGACGCTCATAATTGCCAGTTAAGATCAAGTTTTTTAAAGCATTCTTTACAGCATCCTCATCATAACGACGAGTAACGTCCATCGTCACGGGATTTTTCGTGAAATTTAGATCTAAATCCGAGAATGTTCTTGTATTGTTTGCCATATTCTTATTTAGGTTATTCTACCGAGGTCTTTGCATTTCCTTGAGCAACTTGGTCTCCGTCAGCGATTGGGTCATCAACTCTAGCTGCTGCTTTACCCTCAAAGAAAGTTTTAGATGCACCAGAGGTTATTTGTCGCTGTGTAGTTTGATGAGTAGTTCTTCCAACTGTATGAGCATCAAACTGATCACCAACAGTTCCTATTAAAATACCACCAACAAAACTTTTTATACACTGGACTTTAGTATTTAAGCCAGTAGGTGCACCACCATCTGAACCCTTACTAAGAGCACCTTTATATGTTAAAGCGGTCATCCTTTCACCACTGCGCCTGGAGGAGTAATAGAATCAAGCAGAGCAAAACTACCTCTTGTATGAGTCTTATCATTAAGCATAGTAAACGCCATTTTTCTTTGAGAAACTCCGTATCCTAAGTGAACCCAAACTTGACCTGGGAAACGATATTCTAATATACACTGATCATAAGGTAGTATTTTCTCAAGAGCAACTGCCAATTCATGTGTTTCTCGTAGGGACTTTGATAGCAACGCAATATCAATAGCAAACCCTTTACAATGAGATGAATTTGGAGATTCAGTTTTTATAACACCCTTCAAACGATACCCTGATGAAATTTTCCACTGTTTATTCATTCCACTAATGCCACCTGGAAGAACTGCCAATGCTGGCTCAAGTATATTCTGGGCAGTTTGCGCAAGGTTACATACAATTTCTTGAACAGTATATAACCTTATTTTACCATCAGTACCAGTTAATTGTTGATCAACTAATTTATGTTTACCATTTAAACCACCATCCATCAACATACCTAATGTAAAGTTCTTTGACATTCTGTAATCATCAGTAAAGTTGGTTGTAGCGTAAATAATTTTACAATCTGTTGGTACTGGTGCCGTAGAGTTTCCTGCTGCTGGCGCAGGAGTTTCTGCATTTACTGCTGGTGGTGGATTAGCAACCCCACTTTCTCTTGACTGTTGTGCTGATTGCGCTCTACCTTCAGGTGTTGCATAATCTTCAGGTGTTTCTGCAGCAGCACCATCCGCCACTCTACGATCAGGTGGGATTAATTGTGGTACTGTTGGATTCATTGGATCTCCTGCTGGTGGTGGAGCTAAAGTGAAGTCTTCAACATCTTGTGCACCAGATGCGCCATTACCAAACTGTC